ATAGTGAACAGCCCGGTATGGCCGAAAGACAGCTCAATGTCGGTGCCGTCGGCGATGTACGTGCGATCTTCGATTGAGATATTCGATCCTTTTGCTACCCCTCGCAGAACCCCGTTTTCAAGCTCGATAGGCTGCACAGGCCTGTCGACTACCTTGCCATCGACCACATAATGGAAATTGGCGTTGACCAAAGCGGTGTTGCCGAGATAAAGCCATCCGGGGTATCTCTCCTCATAGTCGGCAAGAGGGTAAGTAACGACTGCCCCGATCTCGCCAGTTTCTTTGTTGTAGCTGACACAAATCATCGTTTGGTCTCCATGATGGTCATCGAGCGGTTGGACACAGCCATCCCGTAGTTGGTGGCGTCGTTAACTAACGGCGGGCGCATCTGGAACTGGACTGTAACTGGCCCTCCAAGCGCAACAACAAAACTGGTAGAGAAGCTGTCCCGATATTGGTCTTCCTGTGTGTTCTGACCGACAGTGCCGGCTATATAAACACCTCCGTTAAGCAGCACCCTCCAGCCAATCTCACCCCTTTTTGCGGCATATTGGCAGGTGATGGTTACCGTAACCTCATAACCAGATGCGTTCCACGACACGACCGACAGGTCGTAGTAAGTCCCCGACAAGCTACCACCAACCTGAACAGTCCCTACATCGTAATAGCCCAGCGGCAGCGTAACGGCGCGACCGGCGATCTTCAATGTCTCCACCGACAAATCACGGATCTTGGCGGTAGTCACAGCCAGGTTCTGGATCTTCGCCTCATCCACCGCGAGGTTCTGGATCTTGGCGTTGGTGATCGCCGCATCCGTGATTTTTGCAGTGCCGATCGAAGCATCCTTGATCATGGCGTTGGTGATGAAGGTGCTGTTGCCCTCGACAAAGAACGGAAGCGTGACAATGCCGCTGGCGGTGCTTAGCAGTGCGAACCGGTCGGCCTGGAAGATGATCTGGCTCTGGGTGATCCCGCCGTTGGTGGTGATGTTGATGCCCATACCCGCAGCGTAAGTGCGGCCATCCACGGTGGTCTGTAGCTTGATCGCGTACAGCGCCTCAAGGCCGGTCTTCAGGCTGGCTTGGGCATTCTGCACCACTTGGATCGAGGCGGTGTTGGAACCGACCCCCGCCTGCAGCGTACTGATGCTGCTGGCAAAGGCTGCGTCCTGCGTGGCCAAGCCGTTAAGGGTCAGCTGCACGACCGCCTTGTTGTTGTTATATTCGGTGGTCAGCGTCTGCCGTGCCGTAGCCTCCGCCTGGTCAGCGTTCGCCCGCGCGGTTTGCTCTTCCTGAATGGCCGCGTGGATTTCCTGATTGTCCTCGTTGAACTGAGCTTCCATCTCGATGATGCGCTGAGACAGCGCCTCATCCGCCGTAGCCATGGTCTGCTCAAGGATGGTCAGCGAGGCATTGATGTTCTCGGTTAATTCGGCGCCCATGTCAGTGATGCGCTGGGCCAAGGCCAGATCTTCTTCCGCCAGCACCTTGATGCGCTGGTTGAAGAACGCTTTGCTCTCGTAGGCATCCATCGCAGAGTCGAGGTCACCCTCCGCGTCATCATCACGCCAGGCAGCCTGCAGGCTGGTCAACTGGGACGCCGTGTAGGTCAGCTTGTCATCGACCTTGATGATGTCGGTGGTGTTCTGCTGCACCTGCACGATCAGGCCGTTGGCGTCCTCGAGGATCTCGCCTACCGACTTCCAGTAGAGCGGGTTTGGAGGGGCGTTGCTGCCGTCGGCGGCAGCCGGAACCTCGGCGATGGATTGGTACAGCACGCTGCCTTCTCGCACTACCGCGTTTTTGACATAGTCCTTGTCCTTGTCGTAGGCCAGCGCGTCCTGCAGGTTGTCGATCTGCTCCTGCAGGTCAGCCACGGCTTCGTTTACCACGGCCGTTGCAGTGTCGGTAGCGATCGGCACGATGATGTTGTTCAGCTCCTCATAGAGGTCACCGTTCAGGATGTCGTCCTTCACTGCCTCAAGGATGTCATCGAAGTCCATCAGGGTGGTGCCCTGAGTCGCATACCAGGCTGACTTGCCGTACTGGTTGGTGCCGCGGACATAGTAGAAATACGTCCGTCCGGCGCGTAGCGGCGTATCGACCAGGTACTGGCCGATCGGCAACTTGATGGCGTTGCTCTCGATCATGTCCTGTGACAGGGGCACATCGCTGCGCCAGAATTCCCACAGAGCGTCAGGGTACGCACTGGAGGGTGTCAGTGTGATCGAGAACGTGCCTTCGGTAACCAGGATCGAATCAGGAGGAACAGGCATCAGCAGCATCGCGATCTGCACAGTTCTCGACACCCACGGCCCCGGGATCCCCGATGCCAGAGAGCGCACGCGAATAGTCCACTCTCCGCCCATGGCGTCTTTCAAATCGAAAGAGGTGCCAGAACCGACGTAGGCCGTGCGGAACCCTCCGTCATTTGGTGCCATGACATCGAGGATGTACTCGTTCACACGGACGTCTTTCGGTGGCGTCCAGCTGATGATCAGCCCTTGGTGACGGGTAGCCCCTGCAAAGTACGTGTAGGCCTGGAAGGACAGATCCAGTGGCGGCGCGATCGGCCCCGTTGGAAGGGCGCTGGTAGGGCGATCAGGCAGAACCAGATCCAGCTCGACAATGTCGTACTTGCGCGGGTCGTACTCGGTGGCGGTGATGCTGTAGTAGGAACCGCTGTCGTCCTCAGTAACGCTGACAATACGGAACTGCGGCAGCTCCAGCGCCGTGGCGCTTAGCGCCCACATGGCGCCCGGAATGGGGGTGTCGGGCAAGGTCAGGCTGAGAATCACCTGATTGCCGTTGAACGAGCTGACAGGTATCCGCGGGATGGTTCCATCCGGCATCTGGACGCTGAGGTACCAGTTCTGGGTGATAGCCAGAATATCGGGGCCTGGAGTCGCATCGAGCTGAAGGATTTTGTTGCCAGGCAGCGTGACCCGGCCAACCATCCTTGCCCCCTGATGGTAGGGGTCGCCGATCTCCACGATGTCGCCGGGGCGGACATCCGCGTGGTCAAGCGTAGCCTTGTAGTTGACCGTCTGGGTCTCTTGGCGCTCGGAGTAGAGGATCCACTTGCACAGCCTGCGTGCCTGGCCGCGAGAGTTGCAAGCCACCGCAGTGACCCGGGTCTCCTTCCAGCCATACATCTCGATGCTGAGCGGGTCTTCGTAAACTTCCGGGATTGCCCGGCCTTCATCATCCGGGTCGTTCCACATTGCCACAGCCACTGAGTGACGCTCGCGCAGGCTGGTGCCGGTGTATTCGAAGTCACCGTCGACGACGTTGGCAGGGCCGACAATCTTCACAGGGGTGGTAGGCATGTCAGCCACCGCCACCATCGTGTTGGTTCCCCAGTAGGCCATGCCGCGGAAGCAGCTGGCGAAAGTGTTCAGCGCAACAATGGCGTCTTCCTGCTCAGCGAACACGGTGTTGCAGGTGAATCGCGGCTCCATGCCGCCGTAGCCGTCCGGCACAAGCTGGTCGCAGTATTGGCCGATGCGGTAGATCATCCACTTATCAACGTCGCCAAGGCCCGCTCCGATCACCGGATGCGTGGCGAGGTCGTAGTAGCACCACGCCGGGTTGTCTGACCAAGCCTGCTTGAACGTACCATCCCAGATGCCGGTGTATACCCGGGTCAAGGGGTCATAGTTGCTTGGCACGCTGATGATCGACAGCTTCATGTCATAGCTGCGCTCAGGGATCGACGACCCAAACAGCTTGGAGTCGATCTCGATCCCCACCATGGCCATGTTCGGATAGCTGAGACGCTTGTCGATCACTTCAGTCAGCAGCGTCCAGGTGATCTTGTCCTGCTTGTTGTTGACAGTGCTCTCAGGTGCGTAGCGGCGCACCCGGATATCAAACGGGCCGTCGCCATATAGGGGGACGCGGTAGGTGACCGGGAATGGCGAGGTAGTTTTACCCGCGATCTCCTCAGCAGCCATGGTGTTCCATGCACCGCCGTTGGTTCTGACGTCGATCGCAACGCCGACCCTGTAGCCGACGGTGTCACCATTGGTCTGCTGCTCCCACAGCGCGGCGACCTGAATGGTCACCAGGGCAGCGTCCGCGTTATTGTTGCTGACCGAGCGAATAACGGGGGTGGCGAACAGCACCTCGGAGTTGATCTCGAAAGTGGTTTCTACCGCGGGGAATCCTTCAATCGGCGTCTGCCATGGGTAGCCTTCCCGTGTGGTCAGCTTGCAGCCGGAGAAGTTGTACGACCCGTCAGCGTTCATCACCGGGGTCTTGTCCAGATACACGGACTTCAGGCCGTCCACCAGGCCGTAGACCGGCCCGTAGGCAATCAGGTCAAGGATACGGCCCTTGATCACGCTCTGCAGCGTGTTGGGGGCCTCCACCGGGGTGTGGGCCTGCCCGGTGTCCCCGCCACCGCCGCCAGCGCCTTTGATCAGCTCTGGTTGCGGGTAAGCCAAAGACTCCGAAGGCCACTTTTGGTGCGGAGATTCCCAGCTGATTTTCTGTTGAGCCGTCAAAGGATACGCTCCGCGTATAGTCCTGCGCTGATCACGATGCTGCCGGTGCGGATGCGGCCATAGCCGCGCGGCACGGCCACCCCTTGAGTGGATTGATTTCGTGGCCCTTGGAAGAGGAACGACGCTTTGCTGTCAGCCGTGGAGTTAGAAGTGTCGCTGACGCCAGGCACCTTCATGGTCATCTGGATAAGGCCGCCCACGATAAGACCTGCGCCTGCCGCGTACATCGCAAGAGAGGCACCACCGGTGAACGGCGCAGCCACAATAGCCACGATCCCCAGGATGATCGAGAACATGCCTCCGTTGCCACCGCCCGCGCCGCGGATAGCCGGCATCAGGTGGATTTCGTCAACATCGCCGAGGGCTAGATCGATGCTTTCTTCATCGTCGTCAGCTTCATTCTCGAGAGGGCCGCGGAACATGAACCACTCCCCGTCCCTGACCATGCTGCGGAAACCCTCAATCTGCACAGCAAGCGCGTGTAGGGCTTCGCGAGGGGTCTTGATATCCAGCTCGAACTTGTCGCCGAACTGCGCCGCCGATCCATGGAGGTAAATGGTTTTCATGCTCGATCCTTGTGCCTTACCCACATTGAAATCATGCTGATGTAACGGTAGATGGGTTCGATCACAGCCTTGCGCTGGCTGACCGGGGCGCCGCTGCCCGGGTGGTGGATGGTGAGGCCGTCTTCCAGAAGGATTCCGCAATGGGTGATCGCTCCGGTGCGCACACCGATGCTGGCCAGCCAGATATCGCCGGGCTTCGGCTCATCTCGGACACGGCTGAACCCTGTTTGCTCGAGACCGTCAGGCATGAACGTCTCGTTGGTCTCCCACCATTTCCACTCGCGCGGCATCTCCGGCAGCTGGATATCGAACTTCTGGTCGTAGTAGTCACGCACCAGCGCGTAACAATCGGTAACCCCGTGGCAGAACGTGCGATTGAGCAGATCCTCGGTGTTGCCTTCGCCGCGCCCGCCCCACCAGGTGATGCCTGTCGAGTTGACGCCGTCACAGGCCAGAAGCCCCCACGGCACTGCCGTGTTGATCTGGTACTGCATGTCCATTTCACTGGGGTACTCATTGCCGTTGGTGTGGCTATGCACGACGGCAAGAAGCCCTTCTTTTCGGGCTTTCTTGATCTCGCTTTGGGAGATGTCGAAGAAATTCTCCGGGTCTTCCGCGTTGTTAGGAACTCGGCGACACCCGGCCTTGGTGATGAGCCAAGCCCCTTCTTCTGGGTAGGCTTCCAATGCCTCAGCGCGGATCTGTTCGAGATGTTCTGGATAGAACTGAAGCATGCTGAATCTCCCTGATTGCGCTAGCTTATCCGCCCGACACCGGGGAAGGCAAATATTGGTAGCACAGCGCCAACACCGAAATGTTTTTCACAGTCGCTCAGTCGCTTACCGCACTTTGCTTTAGTTGGGTCTGAAGTCGGATCGCCATTTGGTTCGAACATCGCTGCGCCAGCGTATGGGCAGGTCACACCGTCATAGTTCCAGCGGCCATTGGCCCAGTAGCGGAACCGGTTGAGGCAGGTATCGCGGATTACTTGTCGAGCAGGAATCTTCCTGCCCTGTTGGTCGATAGGCGTGGACAGTTCAAACGACAGCTGCTTCCTGACCTGTTTGGTCTTTTTCTCAATGACGAAATGGTCGATCGGGAAAGTCGCAGAAGGGTTTGGGCTGTCGCCGTCGTCGAGGTATTTTCGGTAGGTTCGGATGCGGCGCACAGGGCAGCCGATAAGGTCATCGCCGTTTACGATCAGGCTGAGGAATACCAGATCCTGCGCAGCCAGGCTGATCGAAGGTCGCGGCGCCGTCCCGGTGCCATTCCATGTAAAGCCGGATGCTGTGATGGGCAGCCTGCGATAGATGTTGCCCCCGAACTGCACATCCCAGTTACTCCCATCTACCACTGGGGTGAAGCGCAGCACTGTGTCGCCGTAGGCCCGTGCGTCGATCTCGAAGAGAACGATTTTGGGTTCCTTTACCAGCCGCTGGGCGTCCGTTGCAATCATTTCCATGAGTCAGTCCTTAACCCGGGTTGAAGTCTTGGCGGAAGGTGATCTCCAGCACTTCGTTGTTCCATGTGTCATAGGTCAGGCTGAGGGACTCGGGTATGACCTTGTAGGTCACGCCGGTGACCGGGTGTACCCAAGTCACACTCTCCTTGTTCAGTTTTGGCTTGAGGTAGTCGTAGGCCGCCTGGCCCACCCCCTTGTCCAGCGTTGAGTATTTGACAGGGAAAGTTTCGCGAATGGAGTTCAGCCCGACTGATTCCCTCGACTCGTATCCGTCCCCCAGCTTTTGGACGTCGACGTTGGCCTCCGGTGACTGGGCAAAGCCCCAGTCCGGTGCCGGAAAATTTGGCTGACTTGGCGGTGGAAATGTCCCTGCCATAAAAATTATTCCCTTGATCTGATCCAGTTATCCAGCAGCCCTTGAGGCCTGATCTGCTC